TCTTGTATGCAGGCCTACTTCCTGACTGTAGACACTTCCACTACTTTACAGATTGCTACTGCACCGACAATGCGCCAGGCGGACGAAACACTTTCGCCGATTCGGACAGCTATCACCAGATCCAGAGGGCCTTTGTTCAAGTTTTTGACCGAAGGATCTTTACAGAACACAACTGGTTCCCGGATGAACCGAGTGAAGCTGACCCCAACCAAGAAGGGTATTGAAGATTTCCTGACTGGGTCTCTTTTGGAGATCCGGCCAATGGTGATCGATAAGCTTCAGGGCCTACGTGTAAAGTGTGCTACTGTTGATGAGTGGCTTTCTGGCGACATCCGGGAAGATCCCATTGGTGCTATTGAGCAGTCGGCTAGTAAGGAGCAGGGTGGAGCCTATAACAACGACTATCTCATCATTGCTACTAGCTCTGAGGGTACTGTAAGAAACGGCAGCGGCGACACAATCAAAATGGAACTTATGAAGATTCTGAAAGGTGATTATGTCAACCCTCATGTTTCGATTTGGTGGTACAAGCTGGATTCGGTAGATGAGGTTGGAGATCCCAATACCTGGCTGAAGGCGAACCCGAACCTTGGTAAGACCGTTACCTACGAGACTTATCAACTTGAAGTAGAACGCGCTGAACAGAACCCGGCGGTTCGCAATGATACCTTAGCAAAAAGATTCGGTTTACCCATGGAGGGTTATACCTATTACTTTACCTACGAGGAAACGCTTCCGCATCGGCACAGAGAATACTGGAATATGCCATGTGCTTTGGGTGCAGACCTTAGCCAGGGTGACGACTTTTGTGCGTTTACCTTCTTGTTCCCACTTTCCAACGGGTGCTTTGGTGTTAAGACGAGGAACTACATAACCTCGTTGACATTGATGAAACTCCCGGCGGCTATGCGGCAGCTGTATGACCGGTTTATGGCCGAAGGCAGCCTTGTGGTTATGGACGGCACTGTTTTGGATATGATGCAGGTCTATGACGACTTGGATGCTCACATTGCCCAGTATGAATACGATGTACGGGCTTTTGGCTTTGACCCTTATAACGCAAAAGAGTTTGTGGCTAGATGGGAAAACGAGAATGGGCCTTTTGGTATCGAGAAAGTCATCCAGGGTGCTAAGACAGAATCCGTACCATTGGGCGAGCTGAAGAAGCTGGCAGGGGAGAGGATGCTGCTGTTTGATGAGGAGCTTATGACTTTTGCTATGGGAAACTGTATTACTTTGGAAGATACTAATGGCAACAGAAAACTATTTAAGAAACGCTACGAGGAAAAGATCGATGCTGTAGCAGCCATGATGGATGCTTATGTGGCATATAAGATCAACCGCGAACAGTTTGATTGAGGTGAGAATTATGTGGGAATACCAATATGCTGGAGAAGAAGATTACCTGGCTCATCACGGCATTCTGGGTATGAAATGGGGTGTGCGGCGATTTCAGGATAAAAATGGCCGGTTGACCACCCTTGGCCGTAAAAGAGCTTTAATGGACAAGGAAGAATGGAATAAAGAGGACGTCGAACGCAATCGCAAGGAAGCAGCGGACCGAATCAAGTTCTATGGCGGTAAAAATATTGCCAAATCGAGAATCCAGAGTGAGGCTCTTTATAAAAAGCAAAAAATTGAGGCATCAGCTAACGCCAAAACGGCACTAGGGGTAGCCGGCATGATTGCCGGAGGTGCTGCTTTTATTGCTGCAGGTAATGTTGCAAATGTTCCACTTGGCATTATTGCTGCTAGCGGGGCAATTGCGAGTGGTGCAGGAATTGCAGTTACAAGAACAGGTGCAAAATACGCCAAACAGTGGGTGGAGGATCACGCTAATGAGCAGATTGGCTACACTATGGACAGCGATGCCGCTGCAGATGTTATTGTAAAGAATAAACGCTGATATTTCCGGAGGTGAGAATTATGTGGGAATACGTTGTGATTAACTCCGGGGAAGAGTATCTGGCGCATAGCGCTAAAGGTTCTACTTGGTCTAAGCATAAATATATCAAGAAAGAAAATGGCCGGTATTACTACGCTGACGAGAAAGGCAATAAAACTGGTAGTGTAAATAATAGCCTTACTGCCACCAACGATGGCCCCGGTTATGAGTTGGATGATGGCGATAAAGAGTACATGGAAAACCATAAGGCAGGCAAGGACGACCGCACATATGAGGAGTACATGGCAGATAAGCAGGCGGCTATTAAGGCTGCTGATGAAGCTGATAAGAAGCCTGCCGAAAAAGAGGTGCTTACCGATGAAGAGTGGAAAAAGAAAAATCGGAAAGACGATTCCCGGATCGTAATAGCTGCAGGACGTGCCTTTGTGAACCGGTACCTGTGAGGTTGAACCATGGAAGAAAATTACTCTTTTGGCTCCAGGCTGAAACACGCCTGGAATGCGTTCTTTAATCGAGATCCCCCGGTTTATCGCGGTGGTGAGGTTAGTTATGGCTATCGACCTGACCGTGTACGGTTTACGAGGGGTAACGAGCGAACGATCGTGACTTCGGTTATAAACCGTATAGGCATTGACTGCGCTGCAATCAAAATGGTTCATGCCCGGATGGATGAGGATGACCGTTTCCTGAAAGAAATCGACAGCGGGTTAAACAACTGCCTTAATGTTGAAGCAAACATCGACCAGACCGGGCGAGCATTCATCCAGGACATGGTAATGAGCCTGATGGACGAGGGATGTATTGCCATTGTGCCTGTAGATACTACCTCCAGCCCACTTATGACCAATGGATATGACATCCAAAGCCTTCGTGTTGGCAAGGTGATCGAGTGGTATCCCGATCGGGTACGGATTCGGCTTTACAATGACCAGACCGGGCGGCAGGAAGAGGTTACTTTGCCTAAAAGCATGGTGGGTATTGTGGAGAACCCACTGTTTGCAGTGATGAACGAGCCTAACTCGACCATGCAGCGCTTGATCCGTAAGTTGGCCCTTTTGGATGTTGTTGACGAGCAGACCAGCTCCGGTAAGCTTGATCTGATTATCCAGTTGCCTTATGTCATCAAGACAGAGGCCCGGAGGAAACAGGCTGAAGAACGGCGAAAGCTTGTGGAAGATCAGCTGGCAGGGTCCAAATACGGAATTGCTTATACTGATGGCACCGAGCGCATTACTCAGCTGAACCGCAGCCTTGATAACAACCTGATGAAGCAGATTGAGTATTTGCAGAATCTGCTTTGGAGCCAGTTGGGCATTACGCAGGCTGTTATGGATGGCACAGCCGACGATAAGACGATGCTGAATTACTATAACAGGACGATTGAACCGATCGTATCCGCCATCGTGTTGGAGATGCGGCGAAAGTTCCTGACTAAGACGGCCAGGAGCCAACATCAGTCGATCGTGTTCTTTAACGATCCGTTTAAGCTGGTACCGGTGGCGCAGTTGGCCGATGTGGCTGATAAGTTCCGCCGCAATGAGATCCTGAGTTCGAATGAACTGCGCCAGATCGTTGGCTATCGCCCGAATGATGACCCGAAATCGGATGAGCTGACTAACCCCAACATCAGTCAGAGCAAGGAACAGCTTTCCGATAATAAACCGATAGTTCCCAAGGAGGAGAATCAAAATGGCAAAGCGTAATTACGATTGCCGTGGCTGGGCCACCAAATTTGGCGTGCTTTGCGGCGATGGCAGAACGATTATGCCAGGTGCATTCCGAGAGCAGGACGGCCAGGAAGTGCCGCTTGTGTGGAACCACCAGCATAACGATGCCAAGAATGTTCTGGGCCATGCTCTTTTGAAGGCTGAGCCCGAGGGCATGAGGGCTTATGTGACCTTTAACGACACTGACCAAGGACGTAATGCGAAGGCTCTTGTGAAGAACCGTGACATTACGTCCTTTTCCATTTGGGCGAATGATCTGCAGTATGCCGGCGATAAGAGCCGCGGCAATGTGGCCCATGGAATTATCCGAGAATTGAGCCTGGTGCTGGCCGGTGCTAACCCAGAGGCCCATATCGACGAAGTTCTTGCCCATGGAGAGGCTAGTGTTGACGAAGGCGTTATCTATAACAATGCCGGCGATATGGAATACGATTCCGGTGAGTTCGATGACACTCTTGAACATTCCGATGACAAAAAGGAGGAGCCTGAGATGGCTGAAGAAACTAAGAAAACCGAAAATGAGGAGACCGTGAAAGACGTGTACGATTCCATGACTGACAAACAGAAGCAGGTTGTGGACTACATGGTTGGCATGGCTCTGAATGCAGGCAAGAAAACCGAAGACACTGAGGAGGAAACTGAAGTGAAGCATAATATTTTCGACAAAGAGACCGAGCGTACTGAGGATGTTCTGTCCCATGACGCTATGACTACCATCATCAACGATGCCAAGAAGGGCCGCCTGACTCTGAAAGAGTCCACTGAGGATTATCTGGAGCACACTGCTGGCGATTACGGCATCAAAGATATTGGTCAGCTGTTCCCGAACTACAAGGAGCTGAATACTCCCCCGAAGTTCATCGACCGTGATCAGAGCTGGGTCAATGTTGTGATGAACGGCGTCAAGCATGTTCCTTTCAGCCGCATTAAGACCAGCTTTGCTGATATCACTGCTGATGAGGCCCGTGCACGAGGCTACACCAAGGGTAAGAAGAAGATTGAAGAGGTCTTTACCCTGCTAAAGCGTACCACCGACCCCCAGACCGTTTACAAGAAGCAGAAGTTCGACCGCGATGATGTGATCGATATTACCGATTTCGATGTTGTTGCCTGGGTCAAGGGTGAGATGCGCGGCAAGCTGAACGAGGAATTGGCTCGTGCCTTCTTGATTGGCGACGGCCGTCAGTCTGATTCTGATGACAAGATCCAGGAAACCCATATTCGCCCGATCTGGACGGATGATGCAATGTACTCTGTCAAGCGTGAGATTACCAAGGGTACTACCGAGGCTGAAACCGCTAGCAACCTGATCGATGATACCATCCGCGCTCGCAAGGAGTACAAGGGTTCCGGTAACCCGACCCTGTTTACCAGCGAGGATGTTCTGGCCGAGATGCTGCTGCTGAAAGACAAGAACGGTATCCGCATTTATAAGAGTGTGGATGAGCTGGCTACTGCCATGCGCGTTTCCAAGATCGTTACCGTTCCTCAGTTTGACGGCAATCTGACCCGCGAGAACACCGCAGGTAACAAGAAGGATACCTTTACCTTGAAGGCTATCATGGTCAACCTGGTCGACTATACTGTCGGTGCTGACAAGGGCGGCGCTGTCTCCATGTTCGACGACTTCGACATCGACTATAACCAGATGAAGTACCTGATCGAGACCCGCTGCTCCGGTGCATTGACTGTGCCGAAGTCCGCTATTGTCTTCGAGACCAAAGAGACCAGCACGGTTGGCGGTTGATCGAAGGTTAGTCAATACTAACCAAAAAGGAGATTCTCATGGCTAAATTTTACGGAAACATCGGATACTGTAAGCTGACTGAGACCGCGCCCGGTGTACATACCGAGGAGATTACAGTTCGGCCATATTATGGCGATTTCATCCGGAATACACGGAGACTCCAGGGGACGGAGCACCTGAACGACGATCTCATCATCAGCAGTCAGCTTAGCATTATATCTGACCCGTATGCCCGTGAGAATTACTTTGCGATGCGTTATGCCGAATTCAATGGGGCAAAATGGAAGATCACAGAGGTTGAGGTTCAGTATCCACGACTGATCCTGACGTTGGGAGGTCTTTACAATGGGAACGAGACTTGAGCTCCACCATGATTTGTGTGAGGTTTTGGGCTGCCCGGAAACCGGAAAGGATTGCAGGGTCTACTTTCAGCCTACGGTGAATACCCAGCTGAAGTATCCCTGTATCCTTTACGAATGGAGTACAGCCGATACCAAATTTGCGGACAATGCCCCGTACAGATGGACAAAACGCTATCAGGTAACTGTGATCGATAAGAACCCGGATACCAAAATTCCAGAACTTATCGCACAGTGGCCGCTTTGTTTGTTTGACCGTTTTTACACGGCCGACAATCTAAACCACTATATATTAAACCTTTATTACTAAAGGAGGACAATCAAAATGGCAGCTATTACCTGGGATGATACCGGCAAGCGCTTTTACGAAACTGGCGTTGACCACGGTGTTCTTTACCCGTATAACACTACCTCTGGCAAATACACCCCCGGCGTGGCCTGGAATGGCCTGACCTCTGTCTCTGAAAGCCCCTCCGGCGCTGATGAGACTGCTCTGTACGCCGATAACATCAAGTATGGTTCCATGCGTGCCGCCGAGGAACATGGCGGTACTATCGAGGCTTACACTTATCCTGATGAGTGGAATGAGTGTGATGGCCGTGTGCAGTTCGCCAAGGGCGCTTATGCCAGCCAGCAGAGCCGAAAGATGTTTGGCCTGTCTTACCGCACCAAGATCGGCAACGATGTCAGTGATGAAGCTGGCTATAAGCTGCATCTGGTCTATGGCGCTACGGCTTCCCCTGCGGAGATGAGCCATGAGACCATCAATGACAGCCCTGACGCTGCAACTATGAGTTGGGATTACACCACCAACCCGGTTGCCGTTGCTGGCCATAAGCCGACTGCACACATTGTGATCGACAGCCGCACTGCGGACAAGAGCAAACTGGCTCAGTTGGAGGCCAAGCTTTACGGCGAAGACTCTGACCAGCCTGAACTGCCGCTGCCTGCTGAGGTTCTGACTCTGCTGGGTGCAGTCGGCGCATAACTACGACCTTTGAAAGGAGAAAATGACAATGCTTAAGAAAACCATTACCTATACCGATTACGACGGCCTGGAGCGTACCGAGGAATTCCGCTTTAATCTGACCAAGGCTGAGCTGATGGACATGGAACTGACTACGGTTGGCACCTTCAGCAAACTGATGCAGAAGATCATTGACGAGAAAGACATGGCACGCCTGGCCAAATATTTTAAGGAACTGATCCTTAAGAGTTACGGAGTGAAGAGCGATGATGGAAAGCGCTTTATCAAGAGCCCGGAGCTGAGCGAGGCTTTTAGCCAAACTGAAGCTTACAGTGAGCTTTATATGGAGCTGCTTATCAACAGTGAGTATGCTGTAAAGTTCATCCAGCAGGTCATGCCGAAGGATCTGGACCAGAGTGAAGTTGCTCCGGCAGGAAATGTAACGGTTTTGCCTAAAGCATAAGGCATAAGGAGAGATAAGGAATGCTTGAGATTACGGTAGCCCCGAGAGAGTATTACGACGAGGCGAATAACCAGTTTATTACGGTACCGGAGCAGAAACTTGTGCTTGAGCATTCCCTTATCTCCCTTTCTAAGTGGGAATCAAAATGGCATATAGAATTTCTTAGCGATAAAGCTCGAACTGTGGAACAGCAGATTGATTACATTCGCTGCATGACTGTGAATAAGTCCGTAAACCCAATGGCATACTATGGTCTTACGAAAAAACAATTGGCTGAGATCGGGGCGTACATTGAAGATCCTATGACTGCCACAAAGTTTACAGATGACCAGCGGCCTGGACGAAAAAAGATCATTACCAGTGAAGTAATTTACTCTTGGATGGTTGATCTTGGAATCCCGGTTGAGTTTGAGCGCTGGCATTTAAATCGGCTTATTACCTTAATTCGGGTTCTCAACGAAACACATAAGCCAAAGAAAAAGATGAGCAAAAAAGATACCTTTGACAAATATGCAGAGTTAAATGCTAAGCGCCGAGCAAAGATCGGTACCAAAGGATGATTCCCTTTTAGAAGGAGAGATAAAAAATGAGGCTTGCAGGCGGTATCACCAATGGGCGAGTAAGAGTCCGTTACAATTATGCAAGATATGGTTATACCCGTGGTGGAGGAAAGATCTGGCACGGCGGTATTGACCTTGAACTTTTGGATGGCAAAGAGTATTTTGCCCCCTATTACAAGGACGGTACGAAAGTACGATTTAAAGTTACGAGAGCCAGAATTGTGACCGACAAGTCCAATAGGACCTGGGAGTGGGGTTATTACATTTGTTTGGAAGTGCAGAACCAGCCGAAGGGAAGCCGGACGAGGTATATCTACTTGTGCCATAATGCAAAGCTACTTGTTAAGGCCGGCGATATTGTAGAATCTGGTGACTTAATTGCGGTTATGGGTAATACCGGCAACGCGGCATTAGCTGACCCGCCGTATGAACATGTGCACTTTGAGTGCCGGGCAACAGCATTAGGCAGTGGCATTGATCCGACTGAATACTGTGGGTGCCCGAATGAAGTTGGTATATATGGAGAGGAGAATACAACCATGGCAAACGATATCATGATCGATGTATCGAAGTACCAGAAAACTATCAACTGGGTGAAGGTCCCTTATAAGGCATTTATTCGCATTGGTTACCGAGGATACGGCGATGCCGGTACCTTGGTAACGGATGAATACTTTGAGAAGAACATTACAGGAGCCCTTGCCAACAATAAGCTGGCAGGGTTCTATTTCTTTAGCCAGGCGTTGAATGCTGCGGAAGGCAAGGCCGAGGCTGAATATGCTGTGAAAGTGCTGAATGGCCGAGGCAAGGGGCTGCCTATCTTCTTCGATGCCGAATATTCGAGCGAGAAGAATCACAATGGCCGTGCTGACCATATCGCTAAGTCGGCAAGAACTGCGGCGGCTTCTGCTTTCTGCGACAGGGTTCGTGAGCTTGGCTATCTGCCTGGGGTTTATACTTTTACGAACTTCGCCTATTCGAACATTGACTACACAAGCCTTGTGAACGGTAACGGATACATTGGATGGCTGGCCGATACGCGATCTAACTACGATACGATGCTGCCGCGCCACCTGCACCAGTATGCGCAGGGCACAGTGGCCGGTATTACGAGCGGCGTTGTAGACCTTGACCGAGTTATTGAGGCCTGGCCCACAGACATTACCCCTTCGGAACCTGCCAAGCCTGCTACTAAAACAATGCAGAAGATCACGATTGGACCCGTAAGCAACGGCGATGCCATGAAATTTTACAATCTGGCAAAAGAGCTGAAGCTGACAGACATGGGGCTGTATAAGGCTGAGTACGTGTAAGGAGAATCAAAATGGCCATTGTTTTTAAGCATAAGGGCGACCTTAAAAAGACAAAGCGATTTTTAAAGCGCATGTCAGAAGAGGAATACCTGAAATGCCTGGATAAGTATGGCCAGAAAGGGGTAGAGGCATTGGCCCTGGCTACCCCGAGGGACAGCGGCAAAACTGCTGAGAGTTGGGACTACCGGATCAACCTGTATAAAGACGGTGTGAAGATCACATGGACCAACAGCAACGTGAATAAAGGCGTGAATATTGCAATCATCCTGCAATACGGTCACGGAACAAGGAATGGCGGATATGTTCAGGGTAGGGATTACATCAACCCGGCTATCCGCCCTATTTTCGACCAAATGGCAGCTGAGGTTTGGGGAGAGGTGACAAAGGAATGAGTTCGTCTATTGACCAGCGCATTGTGGAAATGCAGTTTGACAATGCACAGTTTGAAAAGGGCATTTCGACCTCTTTGAAAAGCCTCGACAATCTAGAAAAAGGACTGAAGATGGATGGAGCCAGCAAGGGACTGCAGAGTGTTGCGAATGCTGCAAACTCTATGAACTTTGATGGCTTGCAGAGCGGCATTTATGCTGTGCAGCAGAAGTTCAGTGCCTTGGAAGTAATTGGTATCACGGCTTTGCAGCGTATTACCAATGAGGCAATCTCCGCCGGTGAGGTGCTTGTGAAGTCGCTTTCCATGGACCAGATATCGGCTGGTTGGAGTAAGTACGGTGCTAAGACCAAAGCTACCCAGACGCTGGTTGCCCAGGGAAATGCCCTGGAAGACGTGAATAAGCAGATGGAGCAGCTGAACTGGTTCACAGATGAAACCAGCTACAACTTTACCGACATGCAGGAGAATATTGCTAAATTCACCGCTACCGGCAAAGGACTGGAAGAATCTGTTACCGCCATGGAGGGTATTGCCCTTTGGGCTGCAGCATCGGGCCAGAATGCCACTACTGCAAGCCGTGCGATGTACCAGCTGAGCCAGGCAATGGGTGCTGGTGTTATGCGCAAGGAGGATTACAAGAGTATTCAAAATGCAAGTATGGATACCGATGAATTCAGACAGAAATGCCTGGACGCCGGTGTTGCATTGGGCACCTTGAAGAAAAATGCCGATGGCACCTACAAGTCTTTGATGGCGAACTCTAAGGCTTTTAATAAATCTCAGTTTGCAGAGCATCTGACGGATGACGCTTGGCTTACCAGCGATGTCATGATGAAAGTTTACAATGATTACGCCAAGGCCGTTGACCAGATCTATACCTATGTTCAGGATAAAGCAGATGCAGGCGAGATCATCACTACCTCGGAAGCCATTGAGGCGATGGGCGATAAGGTTGATGCCTTTGGTTTGAAAGTATTTAAAGCCGGTCAGGAAGCACGTACCTTTGACGATGCTATCGACTCTGTAAAGGACGCTGTTTCTACCGGCTGGATGAAGACTTTTGAGCTGATCTTTGGTGACGCTGAACAGTCTACGAAGTTGTGGACCGACTTGGCGAATGACCTTTATGAGGTATTTGCTGAAGGCGGAAACGAGCGCAATGATTATCTGGAGCGTTTGATGGGCAAGCAAAGCGATGCTTTGACGGAAGCCCAATGGAAGACGGTTGCGGAGACTACGACTGCCACCGATACTTTGAAACAGGCCCTGATGGAGACAGCCAAAGCCCATGGTGTTGCCATTGACGAGATGATCAACGATGAGACAAGTTTTGAGCAGTC